GCTTGAAATCCTTATCGTACTGAGCTTCTTCAAGGACCATCCTGAAGGAATCAATATCCGACTGAGTTGGCCTATAGCCTTCAGAGCCACCAAGCTTAACCAAAGTCAATGGATTGATCATCCCGTCTGCCTGAGCAAATTTTGATTCGCGGAGCTTATCGTAAAGCATCAAATCCTTATATACAGAAACAATAATTGACGTTCCTCTAATATCATAAGGAGAGCTTAAGAGCTTCAGGTGGGAAATATTAAAATCATCAAGTGGGATGTTTAACCCTTTCTTGACGTGCTCAAGGATCTGGCCAGGAATCCTTCTCTTCATTGCCATGTCTTTTGGTGAATTGGAATTAACCAATCTTTGCAAAGAAGAATCGGGCCTTAGCGATACAATAGTCTTATCGCCAACTGATGGCTTCTCTACATGGACATAATCTGGATTAAGGATGGTGATCCTTTTCCAAACACCGCGATCTTTGTCGAGTTCTGCATAAGGGAACGCTTCCCCCATTTTCCAGAATTCAAGTGCTGCACCGTAAACTACGGAATATAGATCGATCTCTTCAGCCATTTCAGTAAAGAACTGCTGAACCTTTTTGCTTTTGCAAGTAATGTTGATTTTAGAGATAGGGTAAGAAGAATGAAGGTTGATAGCATTACGAACGATTGGGTGAGTATCATAAAAAACTCTGTTCCACGCATTCATCGTGACTCGGTCACGAGGAAGATTCAGGTTGGCAAGCTGAAATAGCGGAGAATATACTTCTGGCCCAATTCTGTCAGAATGGGATGAGCTTGTTGGCCCAACGGTTTGACCAAATGTGGCAACCTTTTTGAACAAAGAGGAGTGAGCAATGGCTGCCGGAATTCTACTCTGACTCTTAGCGTCAATTATCTGATTTGTTCGTTCGTGAATTTCTGCACGTCTAAGCTCAGATAGGCCAGCAGCAGTCTTTTTTGAGACCGATGCATTGTGTGGCCTTGTTCCTCTTCTTGTAGTCATCTATTATGTCCTTAAATTTGGAGCGTATGCGAGCGTTGGCTTCGGCATAGAATTCTTTTTTTCCATTCCAGGCTTTACAGTGTAACCGGCAGTGGCATCGAATTTCCATGCCATGTACGCATATAGTAAGGCCATCAGTCCATCATTTGGTCCAGTACCTTTCTTAAATGTCTTTACCTGTTGTCCAGAGCTAAGTCTTGTAGAGCTTTCCATAGATGTGCAATGATCAATTAACCAATCAATATGCTCAAAGCTTTTGCCTGGAAACCTTATTTTACCTTTTCTGATTTTATCAAACAATTCCTCAATAAGCAAATCCTTGTTATAAGATATGATAAGCTCATCTTCTCTATACTTAATAGGCTTAATCAAAGCGCCAGAGCCCTGGGCTCCAAGGAACCTATCTCTATAGATCATCTGAAGATCATGAACTACGTCCTGTCCAAAGAACCAATCGCTAACTCCCCTTGTAATTCCGAATCTTCTATAGCACTCAATGATAGTTTCTTTTTTGTAATTAAAAGATTGGCTTCTAAGCTTATGAGCATGTTCTACATAAAGCGTTCCATCAGGCGTTGCAGAAAGAACTGCGACACAAGAGTATGATTGGCCACGATCAACGTTGTCCATATCTACCTTGCCACCCCAGTCAACCCCAAGATATGTTGTTTTGTCGCGAGCAGAAACCCTTCTTGAGAAGCTTCTGTCCATATCGATACAGTTATCAATAATGTCCTGTCTGGTTAAAGGCATGCCGGAGCCAGAGTAGAACTCTCCGATAACCTCATTATTCCAAATTCTTTCTGACTGAGTTGGATTGAACTCTGGCATTAGATCTAAGATGTTTTGCTTTTTAAAATATGGAATGTAAAGCTGATTGATATGAAAACCTGTATACTTTGCAGTCTTAGGATCTCTTGTAGCTACCCATCTTCCATTTTCAATTGCATCAATCTTATGTTCCTTATGTCCACATTCCGGGCATTTCACATTATGATCGTCAACCCAGATATCTCTCCACAGATCAGGTGCATCAGAATGGTAAAAGAAATAATTCTCTTTACAGTTGGAGCATCCAAGCTGATAGTATCTTTTGTCGGACTGCTCCCAAATTTGATTGAAATAAGAGCCTCTTTCTTTTGGCGTTCCAAAGTAAATCTGTACGCCCTTACCGACCTGTCCGTACTTAGAAGCAGTGAGTGTCTTAGTAACGTTACCAATAGCGGTTCCCGGCATATCTTGGACTTCGTCAAAGAACGCCACATCAAGTGACATACCACGAACACGGTCACCATCTGCACCGATGCTTTCGATCCAAAGTGTCCCTGTGTTGAACTGCTTCATTGTAATGTTGTCTACAGCGTTAGGCTCTGTGTGGATAAGCTTGTTTTTGTTAATGAAGTCATCCTTGGCAGAACGAATCATATTCTCAAGTTTATCCTGAGAGAATCTCTTTACAAGTGCAATAGCCGGAAAGAGGTGTGCTACCTTAACCGGAGGCGACGTAAAGAGGCCGCTGTTCGTAAAGTATAAATCCAATGCTCCTGCCATGACAGTAGCACCGACCTGTCGCCCTTTGCAAATTACAACGGGCTTACCAGACTCTCTGGTGGCTTGCAATGCGATATACCTATAGATATCCGACATAAACTTCCAGCCATTATCCAATACGGAGAATGGCTCACCATCGAGTGTTAAATTGTTTTGAATAAAGTACGCGGGATCATAATCCAAGAAGCTGTTCTTTACGTCAAAGAATAGGTCCTCAAGTTGTTTGTTCGCGTCTTGATTAGATTTTTTCATCCGCCCTCCTTAAAAGGAATCTGGACGCGCATGACTGTAGTAATCTGCCTGATCGAGACCAGTGTTAGAAGATACTGGCTCTATCTCTCTCTTCTCATACCTAATGTCCTCATCCAAATCATCGCTATACTTTGAAAGTAAGTCGTCAACATAGCCCTTAAGCTTTCCTTCATCAATGCGAAGACTATTGAACCCAAGTCCTTCCGCGTCTCTACATTTTGACAGAATTGCGGTAGCACTTAAGTGAGATTCTGATTTAGCCATATCATTGATGTAGCTAAGAATATTGCGCATCCTTTTCACATCCCTTTCAGGATGTTCATAATTTGCTGTTTTGACTTCGCAGCAAGAGCCACCGCATCCACATGCGGTTTTTGTCTGAGCTTCTTTGCTGATGTCTTCGAGTTCTTCCGTAAGCTTGCTGACGACATCAAAGCCAATTCTTTCCTTGATGTCCGCCATCTTTTCTTCAATTGAGTGAAAATGCTTTCTGCGAGAAATAGGCTTTAGGTTTTCTAAATAACCCTTCTTCTCAAGCTCATGAGCAAAGAGAACTAGCCAGTCCTGCATGACACCGTATTGCTCGGTGACTCCATCTTGTCTTGTAATTTTACTCATTCCATTCTCCTTATGCGAAATAGCTTCTCATGAAATCAACTTCAGAAGATTCTTTTCCATAAGAACCCCTATCTTTGAAAACCTGATATCCCATATCAGCGAACAACTGCATTAATGCAAGTTCCTCTCTGTCTGTAAATGCATACTTATTCTTAAGAATGTCATACACATCTTCAAAAGATTTTCCAGAAGATACAACTGCGTTAACAACCATTCCGGTAATTGCTCTTTCAAAAGCAGTCATCATAAGCTGCGGTCTTGCAACTGTGGCTTCTTTTGATAATTCCACATCGCTTCCTGCGATCTTCATAGTAGTGCCATCAGCAGCTTTCTTTCCGTGCTGCTCTCTGATGCCTCTCTGAAGCTTCTTAATGTGCTGCTTCAAAGTTAACATATCATTCATCATGTTAACCCTAACTCCATCAAGCTCACCAACATCTAAGATATGATCCTTATCAAGAGATAGGGCCTTGGAGATTTCTTTGTCGAGGCCCTTGTAGTAATTGATCACTCTTTCGCATCCAAGCATTTCGCCCTGGTGCTGCGGAGGACTGTTGTAGGCATCCTGAAGATAATTTGAGAAATCTCTGACATCTCCGTCATCTCTCCAAGTACCAGGGGTATCATCTACCTCCTCTACTTTATCTTCCTCGTCATCTGCGAGACTGATGCTTGAGCCTGGAAGCATTCTAACTGCGTCTGCTGCTGAGGATACTTCCTCTTCTTCCATCTCTTCTACTGCGCCTGGAAGTTCCTCTGAGAATTCAACAACTGTTGGCTCGCCAACTTCATTGCCCTCTACAGACTGAGACAAAGAAGACTCCATATCTTCAAGGAGATCAGCTTCTTCCTCATCAAATTCCACTATTGTTTCGAATTGTGCGACACCATTATCTGGAGGTGTCATGCCATCCTCTACACTTGTTTCTTCAGAAAACTCAACCAAGTCTCCTGCCCATTGGGAAGACTTGAAAAACTCTGTATCTTCTGTGTATTCTGTGACTACGTTTTTTGACATTGTGTAAAACTCCTTACCCATGAATGCTGCCGGCAGAAATATCTGGAAAAATATCATGCCAAATCATATAATTATCTCCCCTGTATCCGCTCTCATCATAATCGACCATGTCAGGAATACCTGAATTGCCAACATATATGTGCGGATACACTGGACTACCATCTATAGGAATATTAGAAGATTCCTCAGCTTGAGTTTTGACATCAAGCTCTTCTTCTTCATCTTCTTCCTCAAGATCTATAGTCACCGGTTCGTCATCTAATTTGTTTATAATAGTTTCTTTCATCGATTGTTCCAAAAAAAGCAATGAATATTAGTATGTTTAAGCCATTTCCTTGACTCTTACGTGATAATGATCGCCCTCGAATAGGACTCCCAAAGTAAATTCCCCAGACTGTGTTACGACATCGAGAACTTTTTTAATATCTTGTGTTAACCTTAGGTCAACAGAAGTAGCAGGCTGCCCCATATGCGAACGCAATGGAACATTTGCCTGAATCCAGTCTGCAACTATGCCTTTACTTTCTCTGTTCACACCGTAATCATGTAGGGTGTTGTTAACAAATAATGCAAAAGGCTTTATTTGATATAGATTGTAAAGGTAAACTGCGCCTTTTGTGATCGGCCTTCCATCCAATCCTGCTGAAAGCTTCTGAGATAATGAAGCACCAAGAAGCTCAAGCTCTCTCGGTGAAAGAGGCGCGGACCCGCCTTTCTTTTTCCAGTTATTTGCCATAACTCTTGCTTGAGCAGATGGACTTCTGTATCCGCTTGTAACGAATGGTTTCTGAACGCCAAGCTCTTTCGCAACTTCGGTAATTGTTTTGAG